CCTAAGGCTCTTATAAAAGCATCTTTAGTTGGTGAGTACTCTATTATATCTGCTATACGTAAAGACAAACACTCTGCTACCTCAGCTGTTATAAATAACATTGATTGCAATATATGTCTTGTCGCTGTATTAGAATTAGCGGCTGCCATTTTTTGAACACCAACCAAAGCATTACGATCAGGTGTACTAGCGTCTCTTGCTTCATTTAACCCCGTTACATCTCTTATCATTTGTAAGTAATAGTTATAAGTAGATATTAAACTTTGTAACTTACCACTATTAACACCATTACTTATTTGTTGTATAGGTATTTTACCAGGATTCATATCACCTTCAGATGTAAAACTCCTACCTATAACACTACCAGTTTGGAAGAACATGTTCAAAGCTTCTTGCGGATTATAGTTTGTTCCATTACCCAAATCTATTTCAGCCAAACCATCAGCATCTAAATAAACACCGTCTGGCACCATACGAGCCATAACTTGTTGTAGCTTTAAGTGAGTTAGTTGTATCATATCTGCAAAGCTAGTTATTCTACCTACTAAACTTTCTATTCTACCTTCATACATTCTAGGCGCTACAATTTGATAATTCATTTTAACTCTACTAAAATCAGAGTCAGATCTCATCATGTTATCACACATTTGCCAAGAAAGTATTTTGTCAGCACCGACAACATAAACACCTTCATATAAAGTCTCAATAACTCTTTCTAATTTATGAAACTCGCCATTCATACTTTCTATAGGTGGGTTAAATGAATCGTCTTTTTCTATTACCTTTTCAGCTCCAGTTCCCATCTTCTTTAACTTATAAACATTATTCATGTGTGTTTTATAGTTAAAGTACAAAACTTGAATTTTATTTTTATCATAGTTACTTACGTAGTCTACTGGGTTTTGCCTTTTATCTGTTATCTCTTTTATTTCTTCTTCAGATAATTTAGGAAATTGTTTAACTAATTCATTAATAGGTATTTCTTTTACTTCACCAACGTAATATATATCTTCAAAATAAGGAGAGTCCGTGTGTGAATATATTAAATTAGCTGGATCAACATATTCAGCTTTAGCGCCACTACTATAATCAAAAGTAGTTTTAGTTGCTCCAATACCTAAAACAGTTAAATCATATAAACATCTTCTTCTAACTAAATCATAATCACTTCCTTCTAATAAAACATTTAATGCTTGCTCCTCAGCTAACTCAACAGCTTGTTTGTAATCTAACTGCATGTGTAACTTTAGCTCCTCTTCTGAATCAGGTAATTTTTCAGGATCGTTTTCTTTCATATCTATATCATACTGTTGTTGTACTATAGCATCAAAGTTCTTAGCCCTCATGTCTCTAAGAAGAGACTCCATGTATTCAGTTCTCTTACTAACACCATATTCATCTTGTGAATAACAATTTATTTGGTAACTTCTTTGAGCCATACCATTTACAACAATGTCAACAAACTTAGGTATAATAGGTACAGGTTTCCAATCAAGATTTAAATAAGATAAATCACCATTAATAGATAATTCATTTTTATATTTTTGTATAGGTTGTTCTCCTCTAGCATACAATCTTAATTTATGAAAATTATTTTTGTAATCATTAAATTTATGTGTAGCGCCTGAGAACCACTCGTGTCTTATTGCTCTTGCAATTTTTAAACCGTAATCTTCTTTAAGTTTTTCTAAATCGCTAACAGCTTGTGATGGAAAATGTATTGAATGTTGTGGGTTCATAATTTACTTTTAATTATCTTAGATGAAAATCCTTTATTATTATATTTTAATATTCTTAAGTTTAATGGTTCTTTTTTTACTTTAGGATTTGGTCTATATAAATGTCTGTTGCAAGCCATGATAGCTAAGCCAGAACTTATTGAAGCATCATGCTTTGTTCTTTTGTTTATATTAAATCTAGACCAATCGTTTAAAGTGTCGTTAAAATACATTGTACCATAAGTGCCATCATTTAATAATCCAACGTGGTCATTGATATACATCTCAATAGCGGCAGCGTGAGCCTGTTTTATATCTTCACTAGAATTAGGCATTCCACCAACTTCTTTTTCTGTAACAGATAGTTTATTCCAAATCTTATCTGGTCTATTCATACTGAATCCTCTATATCCTCTTCTTCTTAAATAATATAATAATCTTGGTTTATTATTCTCAGCAAGTATTGGCATGCCGTAAAATACTAGTGCCATTAAAACATCCTCAAAAAATATTTCAGCTGTTTGTGGTCTTGCTATATACTCAAGGAAAAAAGTATTTGCTGGAGCATCTTCCATTGAAAACTTTGTTAATCCATGCAAAGCACCTTTTGAACCTCGTTTATCTACCGTTCCAGATATATCATATGAGTCACATCCAAACGCCCCTATGTGTTCATTACCTGGATATCTTACGCCATTTTTATTTATAACGTTATTTTGTAATTTTATTCCTGGTACCCAACTAACATTAAATCTACCGTTAGGGTCTGGGTTAAATGTTACTTGAGTATCTTTAACACCATTAGTCCATTGAAAGTTACCAGGCGTTATTACTGAAGTATTTCTATTACCTTCGTTATAGTCTATTTGTTCGTATATTTTTACTAAGTTAAATAAACTATTTCTTGTCTCATCTCTAAACGCGTGTTCTTCAGTTCTTGGAAACTGACGATAAAATTCATTTAAAGCATCTTGATCGTCTTTTAGTCCATCAGCTTCATTCTCCCAGTGCTCTATAACACCTTGGTCTATTTCTACGCCGTGTGGATCAAACGTTTCTTTTTCAGGAATATTAAATACGGGTTGTCCATATTCATCAATAAATCCTTCATAGTTCCATTCCATAGGGATAAACAAAGAATATAATCCTGACCTAGTTTGTCCATTACGGTTTCTTTTTGTAACATCTGAATTATTATATAAGTTTTTAAAATTGTCCCCTCCTTTATCTAATGCGTTACTAGTACTACCCATCATACATTTACCAACTACCCTACTACCTAGCCTTAAACAAGTTTTTGTAACTCTCCAATTATTTTTTATATTATCAGGTCTTTCCCATTTACCACTCTCATCATGCACTAATAGATTTAATTTTTCACCATCATAACTATTATCACCTGTATTTTTCCAGTCTATAGTTGTATCTAATCCCTGTATATCATCTATCTCTTCTCTTTCACGTATCTTTTTACGAGTAAACTTTTTAGCCGGTACTCTATAAGCGAGTTCAGACTTTGGTCGGTCCATACCGTCTTGTATTGGCTTAAAGAAAAACGGGTAGTTAATACTAATTGGTACTACTTTATCTGTAAACATTTTCTTTGCATCAGCACCTGATTTAGATAATATACCAAATCTACTATCACTAGCTAGTGTGGCTTGATTAACAGTTTCAGCTGAACTCATAAATGAAAAACCAGAACGTCTATTTTTTAAGTAACACATTCCGTAACTTCTGTTATCTGATTTACAAGCTTCCCAAAATATAAAGAACAATCTATTTGCCTCTCTATAATCTGGAGCGCCGACATCAATCTTACTCCATTGTAAGTACATATAATGTGTACCTGTTATATAGGTTGGTTTACCATTATTCATAAACCAGAAACCTTCTTCTCTTCTTTTAAACTCTTCGTCTATATATGCGTAGTTATTTTGTTTAAAATCGTCAGGGTATTCTTGCCAATCAAATACAGTTTTAATTCTTTTGAAATTAGAATTAACTGAAAACTGTTTCCACTTTTGTTCTTCTTTTATTTTACTACAACTATATATTTCTTTGGGCTGTTTAGGTAAGGCTATTTGAAAACCCTGTATTTCAATTATATCACCTATCATTCCTGTTTTGGATATACAAACTATATCAGCTTCTTTATTATAACCGTATTTCCACTTTTTAGATTTATTAAGTCTTTTAACAGTGTTTAACTTTATAGGTTTTACTATCCTATATAACTTTTGCTTGTAACTCATTTTGATCTACCTTCTGCAAAACCTTTAAACTTAACTTCTTTCTTATCCTCAATTTTACCTTCAAGCATATTCTCTTCTTCGTTTATACGATTAAGTATTTCAAAGGCGTCAAATATAGCTAACTTTTTTGTAGCAGCGGCGTTCTTTAATCTATCAGCTGATATATCATCATCTGAATCTACAATAGCTTCTTTAGCTACTTTAATTAATTCTTCAACCGCCTTATGCCCAGCTTGGATTATATTCTTTTTCGTTTCCTTGATATTCATATTTAATTGTAATAAATTTATTCATAACCCTATAAAGCCTTTGATTATCTATAACAAACTCAAATTCACTGCCAGGTTGAAAACCAACAAGATCTTGCTTGTTATATTTACCGTCAGTATATTTTATAATACCTATTAAAGGCCTTTCTTTTTCTAAGCTAAAGTTATTAGAAGACTCCAATGGTTTAACAAAACAATAACCAGGTGTTGATACCCATTTATTATTTTGTTTGTATAAAAAAACTTGGTCTAAAGAAATAAAATACTTATCTTCTTTCCAGTATGATCTACTATTTTTCTCTCTACCCTTCATATCATACCATCTTCTAAAAACATTATGATGAACTATTATCTCATCACCCACGTTAATGGGTGATTGAAATAATAATGGAGTAGCGATTACTTTTGCTTTTCTATTAACAAACTGATGATTAGATATCTCTGTATTAAGTATTAATTCTTTGTCATCAAATTGTTTAACATTATCATAACGCTCACCAATAGGAGAGACAATAAAATCTTTGTAAGCATTCATTAATATTCTAAGTTATACTCAATTGATATAGCCATATTCTTATTAAAATCTTTCCAAGGTATAACAACCTTGTCTTTTTTAATGTAAATAGAATATTTGTCTTCTTCTTCTACTATATCACAGATTTTATGTCCGCCATAAACTTCTTGGTTTACAGCGTAATGCATGGAATCGTTTTTATAATCTTTACCTATAGTAATTTTTCTGATGATATTATTTTTCATCTTTCTTTTCTTTAGGCCAGTTGATAGTTCCGTCGTCTAAATTAACGTCATACGTGCCATATTCTTTAACTAGCATTTGTTGTAATGTTTGAATACCTTTTTGGGCTTCATCTAAGTTATGTAGTAAGTGATGCTTTTGCGCTTCAATTTTCCCTACATTAAACTGTAAAGCGTTTATAGTATTAACAACTTTCTGTAAATCAGCTAAATGTTTATCTGATATTTTATCAACCTTAGGCTTAAGGTCAATAACTTTTTCTTTTTTTCCCATAATTTAATTTAATTTAATTTATTTTATTATTGTGCGTAAAAATCTACAACGATATTTCTAACAAAGAATATCGCATCTGATGATGGCTTGTCACCGGCGCTAGTAAAGTGTATTACTAAATCTTGGTAAGCGTTTTGACCAATAGTTCCACTAGCTCCAGGTTGAAACAAAACAACAACATCTTGATCTATAGATAATGAAACGTCTGCTCCAGTAACGTTATCTAAAGAGGGATTAGCTTGTGTACCAGCTCTAAACCTAGTATTAACATCATCAGTTCCACCCCAACTTGAACCATCACCTCCTGAGCCATTCTTTAAGTATATCTCCATACTTACCTCAAAATGGTCAGTTGTGTTTCTAGTCCAACCAGTTGTTATGTTTCTAACGAATATTCCAGAAGGGCCAGATGTTTGGTTAGTATCATAAGCTACCTTTAGCCAAGTGCTATCTCCTGAGCCATCTGGTAAATTTTGAGCACCAGTTAACGTCATAGTTCCCTGCTCATTCCAAGGTTCCCAACTATCAACACCAGATGTGAAATCACTAGTGTAAGTACCTAATGGTAAACTAGCCGCCGAACTTCTTACTATTGAATTACCTAATCCTAACATTAGTCTCCTATATAAGCTACTATACTACCTGAATTAACATCTACCTCATTCCATCTTCCGTATATTGTTACACCTTTTGGAAATGAAACTGAATCTACTGTTTTACCACCAGATCCACCATCTGTTGTTTCTGAGCCATCATCTAAATCATTTGCAACAGTCGTGCTAGTATTTATATATTTAGCGGGCTCTGTTGAAAGTAATCCAGTTGTTGAATCAAATACTGTATCAGCTAACATTGTTATAGCAACAAATACTTTACCTGTTGGAGGTTTTATAGCATCACTACTAGCGGTAGTGTAAGCGCTACCTAATTGTCCAAAGCCGTAAGAGACTTCTGTTGAATTTATTCCCATAATTATTTATTGTTATTTTGTTGTTCATTTTTCTTTGACGATCCTCCAAAGAAGAAATCGACTACCGTGTTTACTTTAGCACTCATAGCGCCAAATATAGTTGATATAAAGCTTATTTCAAATTCCCCTAAGTCTATATCACCCATCATAAAGAATCTAAACATTACAAAGCTTAAAGCAAAGTATGCTACCGTGAATAACGTCGCAAGTATCTTTTGAATAATTGCATCGTCTTTATACATATCACGAGCGCTCTTTCTGTCTTCGACTTCTTTAGCGAAAGCTTCAGTTTCGGCTTCGAGTAATAATCTTCTGAGAGCAAGCTTAGCTTCATCTCTTTCTTTGTCTGTCGTAATAACTTTGTCAAGTATTCCTTCCGCATTATCTACTACTTTGCCGAATAAGCCAGTTACAAATTTTCCTATCATCGTTCGTTGTCTTTTATCATATCATCGATAGACTTATTCATTACCTTATCGGTGTATGATTGATTATTAAAAAACACACTCTTTTCCGAAGTAGGTATATCCTCCTCTCCTAATAATATTCGGTATATCCTACTAATTAAGTGTGAGCATTTAAAAGAGGTTTTGAATACAGAGTATTTGATGGTTGTTCTATTTCTGTGTCTCCACGTTTCTATCCAACCAT